GTGCAGACACTTACTTTCGAAGCGAAGGCCGCTACTGATAACGGAGACTTTGTTATCGTAGAAGATACGGCCGGAGTTAAATATGCGATTGCTGCTGATACAACCGGGGGCGCTCTTGTAACACCTGCTGGCGCTCTTTGGACCGCCGCAACCCGAAAGGCGCTGGTCGATATTTCAGGGGCAACCACGGCCGCGTCTGTTGCAGCACTTTTCGAAATCGCATTTAACGCACTTACTGGTTTCACGACGGCTATCACTACTAACGACACTGCTGCTGATGGAACCATGACCTTGACGCAGGTTCTTAAAGCTCCTGCTGTTAATCCTGTCCCTAAGAATTTCGATGAATCTACTGCTGGCGGAATTTTGGGAGTGCAAACTACTGGCGGTGTGGCTTCGGTCGCCCCTTCGGGCGTTCTTTGGACTGCTGCGACATATAAGGGCCTTGCCGATATATCAAGCGACACAACAGCGGCGCATGTAGCTGCTAGGGCCGAGACTGCTTTTAATGATCTTACGGGATTTACAGCGGCTATTACGAGTAGTGATGCGGCTGCTAACGGCACCATGACCATGACTCAGGTTTCATATGGCGTTACAACGAATCCGGTTCCAAAAAATGCTGCTGAATCGGCGGCCGGGACGGTTACAACCGCTGAAACTACTGCCGGAGTAGGGACGGAACTTGATCTAGTTCTTGACGCTATTACGATTCCTGCTCACGGCCTCACGACTGGCTTAAAGGGCCAGCTAACCACTACCACTACGCTACCCACTGGGCTCTCACTTGCGACTGATTATTTCGTAATTTCAGTAGATGCGGCCAGCATTAAGCTGGCTACAAGTCTAGCGAACGCACTGGTTGGGACTGCTGTAAATATCACTGCCGAAGGGGTTGGTGTCCATACCTTCACATCGACATCAATAGCGGGGGCTGTTGTTAAGCTTCAATCAACGAACGACGACGCGCCGAATCCGGCGGTTACTGCTACTTGGCTGGATATATCTTCGATGACAGCAAATATAACGGCGGACAGTTCAACATTCTTTCAGCTCACGGCAAGATATCGCTACATCCGGGCGCACGTAACGATTACGGCTGGTAGGACTTCAATCATTGCTAGAATCCAAGGCGTAACACCATAAAAAGGGGCATCCGATGTACGATGAAGCGAGAAAAGAGAAGCTACAAGAAATCAAGCGATTGATGCGTGAAATTATGTCCGAAGATGGCGAGGATTCTGAACTATCCTCGAAAGATCTTGACGATACGCTTGAAGAGGCTTCGGAAGTTGCGGAAGAGAACATGGAAGAATCTTCTAGCGATAAGCTTGCGATGGAAGATGGCTCGGAAGATGAGGAAGAAGAGTTTTTAAAAAAGCGCAAGGCCTACTTCCAACCAAAATCTCGCGAACAAGAATCAAGACCTTCGAAAGTAGTCTTTGCTTCTAATGAACCTGAGGAGCTTAGGCTTTCTAAAGCCATTCCTTCTTTTAAATCCGGTAAGCGAATGAAGGTTTAATCGATGAGTACAACGGTCGATAGTTTTCTTGAGGATGTGAAGCGAAGGATAACTGTACCTGCGAATCAGGCGCTATTATCTTCTGCAAATATTTTGGTTATGTCAGATAAAGCGATGCGGGAAAAAGTCGTACCTGCTTTGATGAAAGTACGCCAAAACTTCTTTTTGAAAGACTATACCGAAACGCTTGTTGCAGATCAGGCCGCTTACGGCATCCCTTACAGGTCGATTGGGCGGACGCTTCACGAAATTAAGCTAAGGCATGGAACGGCTCTGACTTCGAATCAATCGAATCTTGCCCAGCTTGAAATCTCCGATTTGCACAATTACTCCACATCATCGGGCGTACCTGAAGGCTTTTATTTCAGAGGAGATAAAGTCGTATTATCACCTGCTCCTGTAAGTGCCTCTTATCAAATGCTGGGCTGGTATCCCCTGCAACCCTCCAGGCATTGCTTAGTGGAGGATGCGGCCCTTGTTGTGTCTATTGCGGGTTCTACGGTCACATGCAGTAACGTACCGGCAACCATGATCGCGGGCGCGGTAGTTGATTTCGTACAGGCCAAGTCTGGCTCCTCTATTCTTTCTATGGACATTGCGATAACCGGCATCAATACACTCGATATCGTCTTTGCGACGGGGGCGGTTCCGACCGATCTTGTGGCTGGCGACTACATCAGCATTAAACAGACTTCTCCTGTAATTCAACTACCAGACGAGGCTATCCCACTTCTTGAGCTTTGGACTTGTCACCGGGTACTTGGGGCAATATCCGACTTCGAGGGCATGGCGGCTCTAAAAGGCGAGGCTGATATGGTTTTATCGGACCTTACTAATATTTTGAATCCTCGCATGAAATCAGAGCCAGTTAAAATCATGAATCGAAATGGATTACTGCGAGGTAGGCCGGTTGGCGGAAGATTTAAAGGATTTACTCCGTAATGCCATATTCAACTGCTGAAATCAGAAAGTTTCTAGGCTTGTTCGATCAGGCTAATAGTTTTTCTTTGCCTGATGGGGCGATGGAAAAAGCTTTGAATATAGTCATCAATGACGACGATGTGATTTCAAAGACAAGGGGCTTTTATCAGTATTTCGCTCCTGTAACTGGGACGCTCAACCAGATTTTTAAATTCTCTAGTCGGCTCTTTGCTGTATATGCGAACAAAATTTCGTACCTATCGAATACCGGCACAGCTCCAAACGAAACTGGGACCGAAACGGTTCTATCGGGTCAATCGTTTACCGTGAGCGGTGGGAGAATTTCGAGGGGAGTAGAAGAAGGCGGAAATCTTTATTTCACAACTGACGATGGTACGCTCAAAATTGATGCGTATAATGGCACCATTATCAAGGCTGGCGCTCCTAGTGCTCTTGATGTACGCGGTAATTTCCTGTCCCAAAATGGCCCTATCTCTGGACAGTGCCAACTTGGAGTCAGAGTAGTATTCGGACGAAAGGACGCGAATCAAAACGCAGTTCTAGGCTCCCCATCCGATATGGTTGTTTTGACCAACCAAAAGGTTTTGACTGTGGCTTGGACTAGAACAGCTAACGTCGTAACCGTAGCATCTACCGGCCACAACCTTACAAGCGGAATGAGCATAGTAATTTCTGGTAGTGCCGGTGGGGTTCCTGAAGTAACGGCGGGAACTTCCGTGGTTACTGTAACGAGTGCGAATGCTTTCACGATTGTAAGTACCGGGGCAGATGATTTATCGGGTAACACTCTGGACTACACAGCAACAAGGGCTGGTTTATATGAATTTTCGGTTCCTACAGATATCACCGCGACGAGTCAAAATTGGTTTTATCAAGTATACCGGACTACACAATCATCCGGCTCAACAGTATCGCCAGACGCGGACTTTCGGCTTATTGACGAGGTTAAACTTTCATCCTCGGAGATCGCGGATGGTTTTGTAAGCTACGTTGACACAGTGGACGATGTGCTAGTCGAATTTGCTCCTGAGCTTTATACCAATCCAAATTCTAGGGAGGGTGAAAGCCAAGCGAACGCAAGACCTCCGTTAGCCGAGGACATTTGCCTTTTTAATAACATGGTCCTATACGCAAAATGTCAATCTCGCCACTATGTCGATCTTGATGTAGCGGATGTAGATGCGATGGCAACCGGGGACTTCATTGAGGTAAAGGTTTTATCTGCCGATGGACTTTCCAGTACCACAAGAAGATATGTCGCAAGAACGGGCATTGGGAATAGAACCGCCAAATCCGACTCAGTTACTAATGATGCTGGTGATCTTCGGATTGATTATGTGGGGCATGGGCTTTTAAACGGGGATAGCATTTATGTATCGACCGTTTCAGGCGGCTCTCTCGCTGCTGGCGCGTACTTTGTTGTGTCAAAGACTACAGACACATTCGAAATATCTCTGACCTCTGGCGGGGCGTCTATTGCACATAGCGCGGTTTCTTATCTCTATTTCCAAGGCGATAGCAATGGAACCTATTCAATATTTCATCTTGACCAGAGCGGAACAACTGCGGTTGAGCTTCGCAATACGGCGCAAGGAATCGTTAAGGCAATTAACCGCGACGCTTCGGCAATTGCCTTTGGCAACTACGTTTCAGGAATCACCGACACGCCCGGACAAACACGCATATCAGCAAAAGGCTTTACTGGAACGATTTCACTCCGGGCAAGCACGTCTGGCGCTGGCGGGGCTTTCTTTCCGGTCCTACCTGCATCGTTTTCTACCGGGGAACAAGTAAGTTCAACGAACGACTCCGAGCAATCGGCGGTTTATATCTCAAAGATTGGCCAGGGCGAGGCTGTGCCGCTTTTAAACAAAATATTTGTGGGCAGTAAGAACCAACCAATCAAGCGAATCCTCCCCCTCAGGAACTCAGTTATCGTGCTGAAAGTGGACGGTGTATTTAAGATTACAGGCAACCGGCCAGACAATATGGAAGCCACTTCGCTTGATGCGACCGTATCGACTGAGGCGGCTAATAGCGCGGCTGTGCTTAATAACCGGGTTCACTTTCAAGCGGTCGAAGGTGTTTGCTCAGCTACCGACACGGGAGTGGATATCATTTCTCGCAGAATCGAAAACCGCTTCGAGCCAATCGCTGGCGTGGTTGGTTTAGATACAGCAACGGCGGCTGTGGGTTACGAGACTGATAGGACGTACCGACTTTCGACTGTGCTACCGAACGAAACCACAAAGACTGGTAGCTACTTCTACAACGTCATAAACGACACTTGGACAGAGTCGGATATGCTTTTTTCTGGCGGGGCTGTTGGTCCTGAGAACGTACTTTTCCTCATTTCTACCGACAATAGAATCATGAAGGAGCGGAAGAAAAACACCAAGATTGATTACAGCAACCAAAACTATGCTGTGTCGATGGTTTCCGTAGTAGCGAACCAACTTTCTGGTGTCCTAAATTCTCCCGATAGAACTCCACTCGCGGGAGATTTCATCGTTTTCGAGGATGTGATAACGAGGCTCAAGAGTGTGGATCAGGTATCGGCTGGTAATTTCACTGTTACATTTCACCGAGTGACCAACATGGTCGCGTTGTCGGCCGGTATTTTATACGAGAGGCACGTTTCGGAAATCAAGATGGCTCCTTTTCACGCTGGGCTTGTTGGGCGCGGAAAGCAGTTTTCTGAGATTCAGATTTACACTAGAACACCAAATATAAACCGACTATTTCTGACATTCTTAGGCCAATTCGTGGGCGGATCAGAAGAAACCGACTGGCTTTACAGCGCAGTAAGAGGGGCCGAGGGGTGGGGATATCTCCCTTGGGGCTTTTTTCCTTGGGGCCTATCAGAAACCATTCTCTCAGTTTATTCGACTGAGCCAAGTCCGCCGATCAGGCTTTATATTCCACATGTTCAGCAGCGAAATACATTTATTCAAGCTTATCTCGCGCACAGAGAAGGCGGCGAGCCGATGGACATACAGGCCTTAAGTTATACGGTACGAGCGTATCGGGAAAGAGTCAGCAAATGAGTAACAAGCGGCTTGAGTATTGGCTTTCCTTCGAAGGTAAAGACCTAGCAAGCGAACTAATCGCGAGAAACGATTCGAAGTTCGTATACGATATGAATCCTTTGGCTAGTGCAGTTGCTAGAAATACATATGCCTACAACTCGACCGTTCTTGACGCTCAAAGCTGGGAGACTTCCCTAAACTTTGCTGGCGATAAAGGCGAGTTGGTAAAAATGTCAGTACCACAAGCGCGGGGTCAAATTCGTTCGCTTGTCACGCTTCTTACTAAGTCAAAATTGGCATTCAATGCAGTTGCGCGCGTCTCAAAGTCCGATGTTACGGAGTCGGTTCGTATTGCGAACGCTATTTCTGCTGAGACTGTTGAAAGATCTACCCTAGATATTAAGCAAGAAAAGCTTGTTGAGCGTGGGCTAATTCAAGGCACTAGCTACATCATGACGACTTGGCGATCTGATCTTGGAAAGCCTAAGGCAGTGCAACAGTTAGAGGACGGTGGGCAGTCGGTAATTTACGAAGGCGATAACGAGATCCGCCTACCATCTTTTTTCGATGTTATGTTCGACCACTCAATTGAAGATTGGGAGGATCAGGAATGGATTCAGGTACGAGTCAAGAGGAACCGATGGAATCTGATAGCTCAGCATCCTGAGCTTGACGAGGAACTTAAGAAGATACCGAGTGTTCATGAGGGTTCCTTAACAAGTAGCGGGATCCTCTCATGGGACACAAGGGACACGATTTACGTTTATGAGCTTTATGTAAAACCTTCTCCTGCTTTACCTCAGGGCAGAATGTTTGTTTATGCATCCGAGCAATGCATCATCTATGACGATGTAAACCCATACGAAGGACTAGACCACATTCAACAGCTCAAGGCTGAGCCTATCGAGGGCATCGGCTACGGCTATCCCATGTTCAGTAACCTACTGCCCAGCCAAGAGATGATGGACGCTTGTTATTCGGCTCTTGCTACGAATTCTACGGCTTTGGGCGTGATCAATATCGCGACTCCAAAGAATTCAGATATCGAAGTCAATCAACTCTATGGCATGAACTTCATATCATACAATCCACAAAACATTCCGGGCGGTGGGCTTCCTACGAAGCTTGATTTACTGCAATCGGCTCCTGAGCTTTTCAAGCTTCCAGAGATCTTGCTCCAAAACATGCAGCAACTTTCTTTTGTGAATGCGGCTGTGAGGGGAGAACTTCCGGCGTCAACTTCTGGCGTAGCTATTGCGACTCTAACGACGAACGCACTTGAGTTTTTATCGAGCTACTCCAAGAATCTCCAAGTCATCCTAAAAAAGATCATGCTCCAGACCGTGAAAAACTATCAGCGTTTTGCAAAGACGGAGCGCCTTGTGAGAATGACCGGCCAAAACTTCCAATCTTTTATGAAGCCATTCAAAGCCGATGATCTTTCTCCAATCGAGTCGATTGAGATCCAAACCATCAATCCGCTTATGCAATCGACTGCTGGCCGTCTTGATATCGCTGAGAAGGCTTTGGAGAAGGGGCTAGTAAAGAACTTACAAGCTTACGTTTCGATCCTCGAGGGTGAGCCATTACAAAGACTTTACAGAACTGAGCTTTCTCAGAATGATTTGATCCAGTCAGAGAATGAGCGGCTGATTCAGGGCGCGCCTGTTTTGACGCTTTCGACTGATAATCATGCCAAGCATATTTACGAGCATAACGCGCTCTTGAATGATCCGAATGTCCGAAATAACGGGCAACGAGTCACGGAGATAATGAACCACAACCTAGAGCATCTGAGGCTTCAAACTGAAACCGATCCTATGCTTATGGCGATGGCTAATACCGGCCTAGTCCCTGAGATGCCTCAGCAACCTATGCAACAACAGCAAGCTCCTGAGGAGTTTCAGGGTGAATCATCTGAACCTATGATGCCAGAACTCGAAATGCAAGCGGCTGAACCTGCTCAACCTGCTGACGATTTACTGGGGAGGAACTAAACCATGGCTTACGCTTTCAATAACATCATGGGGGCCTTGGGCCTTACTGATAACAACGATATTTTTAATGGCGAGGGTAACGAAGTTGGAAACGGCGGACCTCAAGGCCCTTCGGCGGGGCTTCAAAGTTCATCGGAGGGCGATTTATCGGGCGGCGGCGGATCTTCTGCTGTTCCTCCTGGCCAAGTTGCGGCTCCTGTACAAAAAGGCTCTGCTGGCAAAATCATGCAGAAAAATCAGGGTAAGGCTCAGGCTCCTACTAATCTTGGGGCGATGACTACGAGAATTTCTGATGCATCGGCTGGGCTTCAAGGCGAAGCGAATGCTTATATGTCCGGCGTGGTTAAGCCATTCGAAAAAACGAACGAAGAGATAAATTCATCAGTCGCAAATTTTGCCCAAACAGGCGACCAGGGCCTAATGAACGCATACTCTCAACGGCCACAAGCTTTGCAGGGTATCAAGCTCAATACAGACACAAATGTGAGAGATGTGGATCTTCTCAAAAATGATTCAGGCATCAAGGAACTCTTTAGGCGGCGCGGTGACGCTGAGTATAGCCAAGGTGAGGCTGCGCTTGATTCCGCTCTTTTGAAGGGCGATCAGGGCTTTCAGCTTGAGCGCGATGGAGTTTTGAACTCATACAAGGCGATGATTGAAGAGAAGAACCGAATCGGGGGCGATAGCTTTAGGGAAGAGGCTCAGACTGCCCAGACCGGGGCGTATGATAGTTGGAGGGGACGGACCGGCGAGGCGCTTCAGGGCTACGCTGACAATTTGCAATCTGTGAACGAAGGCGAGGAGCGGGCTTTTGATGATTCAATCGCCGCGGCTGAACTGTCTCGGCGCGGTACTACGGAAGCAAAAGCCAAAGCTGCGATGGAAGAAATTGCGAAGAACAACCCTGAACTTGCCGGGTATTTGGACCTTGGCGATTTCATGAAATTCTATAACGGCAATACAACCGATGGATCGTCAACGCAGTGGCGAGATTTTGTTGATGACAATGAGTCACTTCAATTTAACAACATTATGGGGCTTTTGGGTAAAGGTGGAGACACTGGTTTCACTCGTGGCCAGGGTGTCGGAAAAACTGCTGACTCTGTTTTAAACTCTGGTTTCAACGCCAATGACTACCAAAATTCGATTCGTGATGCAGCATCATTGAAACGCCAACAAACGATTGATGCCGATACGGCCGAGGAAGCGGAAAAGGTTAGATCGGCTGATGTTTATAGGAAGTGGTTCGAAGCTCAACAGCAATCGTCTAAAGATAAAGATGCCGCGAAAAATAACCAGGCAGAGATTGATAGAAAAAAGAAAGAGACAATGAATGATGCCAAGAATTTGCCTAAGTGGGCAGAGGACATTGTTGGGCCAGTTAATCCGGCTGATGCTCTTGAAAAGCGGGGAGACAAACTACAGGCCGGTGGTCGAAAAATCGCCAAAGGGGCGAAGGCTCTTGGTGGGTCGATAAAAGCAGCTTCCAAAACTAAGTGGAGATAGTTAAAAATGGATCCAGTCACAATAGCTCTATTAGCTGGCGCAGCAATTCAGGCCGTATCAGGCTTGATGCAACACTATCAATCCGAAAAAGCGCGAAAGGCGGGGGACAAAAAGCTTAAAGAAATTGAGGCAATGTTTAATGCCATTGTCCCACCTGAGTTCGATCTAAAGATTTGGGACGATCCAAAGTTGGCGGCTAATATCCCTGGCCCTGCTTTGAATATGGAACGAATCACTCCCAAAATGTACGAGCAAGTCGGGCAGTTCATTCCCGAGATGGCCGCATTCGTACAAGAGGCGAATCCTCAGCTAGTTGAGGCGACTCAAAACGCTGAGGTTGGACGCGCGGCTCAGATGGAAGCTTTGGGCAGATATCGAAAGATTGCATCCGGTGAGTTCGATCCTGATTTTGCGGCGAAGATGGATGAATCATCGATGCGTTCGCGGCGGGATGCTCAAACCGCCCAAGATAATATCCTTCAAGATGCGCAGTCACGAGGTCAGATGGGTTCGGGGCTTATGCTCGCTTCCCAGATGAATAGAACTTCTGATGGTATGCAAAGGCAAGCTCTTGAGTCAAGGATGGCAGCGGCTGAGTCATACAGAAATCAGCTATCTGCACTTGATTCATCGGCGGCTCTTGGTGGGCGGGTAAGAGATTCAGAGATGGGCGAACAGGCTCAAAATGCATCGATTATAAACGACTTCAATCAGAGAACTTCGAAGCGTTATCAGGATTATTTAAACAACCGGACAAACGTAACCAATTCGGCGCGAGATAAAAACTTGTCAGAAGCTCAACGCATTTCGGATGGAAACACTGGGCTTGAAAACAAGGCACGAATTGACCAAGTCGAAAGATACAACCGAGGCCAAGAGGCTAACTATGATGCGGCGTGGAATAACCGAAAAAATGCTTTGGGTATCGAAGGGCAAAAGAACGATCTTAAACAGCGTATGTATGAAAACCTTGTGCAAAAAACTAGGGGCAAGGCTGGGCTTGGTGAAGTCGCGATCAATCGGATCGACGCAAGAGCTACGGATGCCAATAACACAACTCGCGGCGTAGCAGATTCGGCTACTGCTGGCGCGATGATGTACGGGAAGTATAAATCGGCCAAAGATGAGGATGGCATACCTCCTCAAGAACCATATTACGGATACGGCGGCGGGGCTGATTATTCAGGTCGAAGAGTGTATCCCGGAGAAGATGACCGCATGGGCGTTTTTAAATAAGAGGGCGGATGATGGATCGATATCTAAAAGACGAAGAACAAGAAAACCTCAAAGGTATGCTCTATTCTTACTTGAAGGACAAAGCAGCTAGAAGGGCTGATGTAACTTCTAAAAACGCTTACGAAGGCGGAGAGAAGGCTTTTGTCGATCAGATGGCTCTACACGATGTCGGTTCGTTTTTGGGCGCTATGTCCGAAGGCGCTGCGATGGCGGGTAGTCTCAACGGCAAAATAGCTCAGTCAAATATCATCCCAAAAATGAACGATGCGCTTTATAAAACGACTCAGGGCGCTTACGAGAATTTCAGAACGCTTCGGGGCATGGAAGAGCGATCGAACATGAATGACCTTCGAGTCGCGGACTACATCACTGGGATTGAGTCACGGCAAGATGCTAATAAAATCAATTCGCGGGACCGAGATTTTAGGGAACAGCAATATAAAGATGGCATCCCAGACCGTGAGCTAAAAAGAAAGATTCTGCAAAAGCAGCTTGAGCAAAAAGCAGCTCAAAAGCGCAGTTTAAATAACGACATTATGGGTCCAAATGGCCAGCCAGTGCTTTTGGATAACGAAGGCAATCCGACCAATCTTGATGGCTATAAGTTTAGGCCGGAACGAGCGCCAACGGCATCGGCCGGAACTTGGGAGATCTTGAAGGACGCAAAGGGACCAAAGGGAACCTATCTTATGCGGAACAATAAAACCGGAGAAGTTAAATCGGATAGCTTGCCGGTTGGTTATGAGATGGGAGTGGAAACCAAGGGCGATGACAAAGCAAACATAGACATGGCTAAACTTAATGAAACCGACGCTCAAAAGAAGCTTCAAATAGCAGGTTATTTGGATAAAGAACTAGAAGTCTATCGCAACCAAGTAAATGCCAAAAATTTTGACCAAGCTCAAATGACAGGCCGAAATATGGTGAAGGGCTTAAATTCGGTATTTGGTCCCGATGCCGTAGGGGTTGAGGAAAGTAAGCGGCTGGCTGGCGCTCTTGAGATGTTCAAGGCTCCCTGGCAACCCGGAAGCATGATCGGGCGGGATTTCGATATGTTCGACGAACAAGTAGCGCAAAAATCGAATGCCATGAAGGCGGCGGCGAGGAGTTCGATGGAACGGGCCAAGAGAATTCGCTCTGGTGATACGAGTATCCCTGATGATACACCACCGGCCCAATCGGCTGGCCCAAAAGCTCCTCCGGCGGGAAAAGTTCGCGTTAAGAATATAACAACAGGAAAGATCGGATTCGTTTCACCTCAATTTATCGATCCTACAAAATATGAGGTCATGCCGTGAGCGAAGATGACTTTGAGATCGAAGATGACTTTGAACCGGAATCGTTTGATAACGGACTTCCCGGCCCGTGGTCTAAGTATCAAAGCGCAGATCCTGGAATCGAGAAGGCACGAACTCCGGGATTGATGGACGAGCCAGAAGGGTTTTCCTATCCCTTTTACAAAGCGGCTCGCAGTGTACCTATCATCGGCGAGCTTGCTGCTAAGGGCGCTGATTACGTCGCGGATAGCCTTGATTCAACAAGAGACTTGGACGCAGTTAGGGCCGATAGGGAACAGCGAGAAGGCGAGTGGGACGCTCGCAATCCGAGAAGCGCGACTATGGGCGCTATAGCTGGGTCGATGGTCAATCCGATCAAAATAACAGGCATCCCCTTGGGTCAGCCAACATCAAAAATGGGGGCTTTTGGTAAGGGACTAGCCGAGGTGGGCGGGGTCGTTACTCGTGAGGCGGCTATCGCTGGAACGGACGCCGGACTTAGAGGAAATAACGCGGTTGATGCGACTTTAACGGCTGGCGCTCTTGCCGGCGGAGTCGGCTTAGGCGCGAGAGGGTTATCAGGGGCTTTGCCCAAGTATGTTCTTGGGATCAATGATCCAAAAAACACAGCTCTAAAGTACAGGGCTAGAAAATCTGAAATAAACGCAGCAAGCGAAGAAAATTTATACGATGAGGTAGTTGATGCATCGGACGAAATAGGACGCGCAAACAAAACAGCGGACGATGCAGCAAGGGAAGCTGATTTAGAGTACCGAGGGGCGAAAGAAGCATTAAGAACAGAATTAAAGGGTACTAGACCGCCCGAATTTTTGGCCGGTCGAGTTAAGGAATCGGTTGATAAACTCGGCAAGCGCGTATCGGCTGGGTCATCACAGGCTTTTGATGTTTTAGCTAAGTCCAACGTCGAAATACCACTCCCAAGAATCAAGGCTTTTCTAACTGTTAAGCTTAACCGCTATAAATTTAATAACACTTCTTTTCCAGGCGCTGAGAAGGACATGGCCGTTATTCAGCAGTGGAGAAGTTGGTTCGACGATATCGGAGACAAAGCGGCTAGGCCAGAGGAGATGAAGCGTATCGTCCAATATTTAGATGACCAATCTCGTCAAATTTGGGCGAAAATACCCGGCGAACGGACGATGGCCGAGATGGATTTATTGGAGTTTCGCCAATATATCGATGCTGCGATGAAAAAAGATGTTCCGGGCTACGCTGAGGCGATGGCACCTGTTGCTGATGATATGAAGGTTCTTTCGGTAGCTCGCAGGATGTTTAACGATGAAAGAAGGGCTGACAAGGCTCTGCAAAGAGTTGGGAAACCTTTCGAAGAAAGAGACTTACAGGTATTGCAGGAACTTGAAAAAAGGACCGACTCCGATCTACTTGGGCCGATGCAAGAATATATGTCATCGCAACGCTCCTTGTCCGGCCCGTCATTCTCTCAAAAATCTGAGATGCTACCGGAATACGCTAGTGCTCAAAGGCTCAGACAAGAGCGGGATGTTTTAGCAGAGCGGACTAAATTTAGTACCAGATTCAAAGAAAATAACGCTCAGGCCAGCCTAAAAAGGCTTAGATCAGCGGGTCAAGATCCAATCAAGCTTAGACGCGATCTTGAGGAGCTAAGTAATGAGTCGGGAATCAATTTTGTTCAAATGAACGATGATCTTGCAATGAAAGAGATGTTTCGAAAGGGCTTTCAACACGGGTCTAGGAACGTGAACCTTGGGGCAATGACTGGCCAAGCGGCGGCTAGTTTTCTAGTGAAGGCCGGGGCAGAGGTTCCAGTCGTGGGACCGTTTATCGGGGCTGTTGGCGGGGCCGTGATAGATCGGTCGGGGCCGATGATTTACAAATGGGCTTTGGATGCTTCCGACACTAAGATTTATAAGAGCATTGCGGTTCCAATTCGACACGCTTTAGAGCGCACTCCTCAGTTAGCATCAAGGATGATTCAAGAGGAACAGAAAAAAAATCCTGAGCTTCTATCTGCAATGAGTGGCCACATGCTTGGGCAAAAATTCGCTGCCCAGTATGGCGGGGCGCTGGAAGAGGCTCAAAAGCAGGGACCAAAAAAACTAGGGCTGACAATTTCTTTGATACTCAGAAAAAATCCTGAGTATGCTCCATTTGTTCAATACATGGCACAGATGGAGGGGGCGCAATGATAGACCCCCAGCAAATTCTTACGGGCGTGTTGCTGATGCTAGTGGGAAGCCTTGGAACCGGGTCATATGCCGTTGTGAGAAAACTTTTTCAAATGTCTCGTGATATCGATGTAGCACATCAGAAAATCAGAAACCTAGAAAAGGAGTTAGACGATGGATCTAGTTGTTAAGGTACTTGTCAGCTTGATGATTCGACTCGTTAGCGAGAAGTTCTTTTCGAAGATCATTATTTGCTCTTTAGGCTCATGGAGCAAGCAAACTGAAAACCAGTGGGATAACCATGTCGTTAAGGCCATGGCAGAAGCATTGGATGTAGATCTGGAAGTTTTAGTTAAGCCCGCCGCGTGATAAAATTAGTCTATAAACGAGCAATGGGATTTTAAGCCGAGCTGGCTATAGCTTGGCTTTTGTTTTTGGGAGGAAACCAAGTGTCCTTTAAACCCAAAGATATGGAAGAGGCATCTGGACGGTACGGAAAGATTCAGATGGCTCCTGATAATCGCCTCTACTGGCCAGGGTCCGGTAGCTGGCTTGTAGCGTACTACCCACCAAAAAAAATCGTCGAAGTTCTAAATAACGCGGTTAGCGGAAAGCCCGTTGAAAGAATCTTCGTTAATAAAGACCTCGAAAAACCGCTGGGCGCTGCGATGGAAGATCTACTTTGCTCGGGTACATTCTCGGAGCTTAAGACTTTCGACGGCTGCTATAACGTCCGTTACGAGCGCGGATCATTGGGCAAATTATCGACGCACAGTTACGCGCTGGCTTTAGACTTCAATGCTAAGCTAAACCCTATGGGCGGAAAGTCCGACTGGTCCGACGCTTTTATCAGATGCTTCACCGATAATGGTTTCATTTGGGGCGGCGAGTGGAAGAGGGCGGACGCCATGCACTTTCAGTGGTGCGGAATTTCGAAACAGATCATTTCCCTTGCGTCATAAAACGGCGGTATTACGCACGCTGCCGTTCCTCCTTGGTTCCTCGCTCTATGTGGGCGGGGGGCTTTTCACAGCTCGGAAACAGTTAGCCTTATCCTAGGCTCTCCGTATTCTTTCCTAGCCGTTATCTCAATGATCAGGTTGTCATCTTCCCAGATAATTTTGTTACCGGCATCGATAACAAGTTTGATCAGGTTATCAATGTCGGGTTTAACGGCGGGAATATCGCGTTTAACGGATTTTGGTTTTGTAATCGAAAACACGATTCCCACTCTTAAAGGCCCCGCGAGTGGAAACCGTTTGAACTGAGATTTCATCAACCACTTAAGATCTTGCTGTGCAAGCCGCATCTTCGGAGCGTTAAACATGTGGCCCGATCTTGCGACTCTTGGACGCGACCAGGCGACGGGTTCAACTGCGAATGTAAATTCGTGGCTATCAGGCATCCCAGAACATTACATTATGGTAAATCTTCTGGAAACCGCTTGTAGCCTATGGTTCAAGCGTTTAGGTTCCGGTTGTTCCTGACCAGATGATTATTGTTTTGTGTATGTGTTGAAAGCCTTGGGGGGTTAGCTCTCGGGGCTTTCGTATTTTAGAGGGCTTGATACAATCACTTTGGCTTCTTTTTTAGCTTGGGCCGCTCGAATCCGAGGTGATCCGCGATGCTTATTATCAGGGTCTCTTTTTCAATCGTATCGGTGTTATTAGTGCGCTCGCTCAACATGTCGTCTGTTGTCCAACCGTATCGCTTCCGCATTTTATCGATAGATTTACCATCCGGGAATGCAACCCCGTTGAGCCATTTGGAGACGCTGCTTTGACTTACCCCAATTTCTTTGGCTAGCTCAAAGCCTTTTACGCCACTCCTAGCGAGTAGGGCGGTGAAGTTCTTCGAGAAAATCCTGTTAAATGTTTCCAGGTCAAAAACCTCAATTGTCACAGTCTCCACGAATATATTTCCTTTAAAGAATATTGTAAGCACCTAATAGTATTATTATTCTTCATATTATATTGAAGATTACTAATAATTTAATTACACATTGACGTGTGAATGGCATGGCTAACGAACGGTGTCTTTGGCGAGAGACGTTCGCAGCAAATCAGAATCACTGAATATTTTAGTCTGTGGGTGGGGGCGGTGGTGCGTGGGGTGCTGCCGCTCCTTTTTTATGTCGCTTTCCGCTTCACATAAACGTCGAAGCCCATTTGCTCAGCAAGGGCCAGAAGGATTGTTTCTGATGAAATCTGGCGGGGAGTATAAAATAGAGCTTCGTCTTCGATTTCGAGAACTTTGCAAAGCTTTGCAATTACGGTGTCACTTGGCCATTGGCGCATTGCTTCGATTGAGTTCACGCTATTCAGCGAAATGTCCGCAAGTTCAGCCAGATGGCCTTGCGTTAGGCCGCGCTCGGTTCGGTACTTTCTTAGGTTGTTTCTCAGTAGCACGCGCAATTTACTCATTCCTGTATTGTGGGCGGGTATCGTCTATTATAGAACGTACTATAAATACGCAACACATATAGATTTGATGTATTTAAGGATGTATCAATTACGGCTTAACAGTGTAGTGCATGGTCAGAATACGTAATAACCCTACAATTGAAGGTTTGAAGATGGACTCCGAACAAATTCCCAACGTCCCAGAAATCAGACAGGACATGCCTCTATCCGAAATGATCGATGTTCTAGTCGCATCGGACGACGGGAGATTGGAGCTCTCAACCGAGGGACATCAAATTCTTGGCAACCTCATTCGCGGAAAAGTTGATAGTTGCGTCGAGTTTCATAGTCAGATTGAAAAGGAGATCGAGCGACACGAGCGTTTTGCATCAATGCATAAAGATCAATCGGCATCACTCAAAAAGAAGCTCAGTCGATTCGAGGAGTATGTCCAATTCTTGATGACTGCTGGCCAGTTCGAAAAGCTTCCAGGTCAAGAGTTTCAAATCAGCTTATCCAACCCTCCTGGAAGCCTCGTAGTAAACGGTAACGCGCCAACCGAGGATGACCACAAGAATATGCCTGATTTCGTGCGACAAACCATCAAGTACGAATGGAACAAAGCGGAAATCAAGAAGGCACTAGCAAGCGGGAATTATCCTCTCAGCAACACAGAAATTGTTAAAACCAGAAAACTAAAATTCGATATAAAGAAAGGCCGCTAAATGAATCTTCCAGTACAACTAGCACCAATGTCACGCGATCAAGTCGATTTGATAAAAAGGACTGTGGCGAGAGGCGCTACTGATGACGAGTTGCGTTTATTTTTATATCAGTGCGAACGCGCTGGGCTTGATCCACTCACAAAGCAAATTTATGCGGTGAAAAGGTGGGATAAATCGCAGGGCCGCGAAATGATGTCTATTCAAACTTCGATCGATGGGTTTCGGTTGATTGCACAAAGGACCGGAAAATATAGCGGACAGCTTGGGCCGTTTTGGTGCGGTGACGATGGGCAGTGGGTCGATGTGTGGCTTAATTCTAAATCTCCTTCTGCCGCTAAAGTCGGCGTATGGCACAAAGAATTCAAGGAGCCACTGTGGGCAGTCGCGCGTTTTGATAGCTATAAACAGACTACAAAAGACGGTTCGCTCAATAAATTTTGGGCGCAGTTTGGAGAGGTTATGCTGGCAAAGTGCGCTGAATCTTTGGCACTTCGCAAAGCATTCCCACAAGAAATGTCAGGGCTTCATTCGACCGAGGAGATGATGCAAGCCGATTCGGAGATGGGGCAAGAAGTTCGAAAAGCCGAACAAGTTCAGCAAGATAGGCCAATACACGAAAACGCTCATGTCACTAGTCCAGATCCCATTCAGGAAGCTCCAAAGGCACTTACGCAAAGTCACGATGTCGGTTCTTTGGGAGACTTCGAGGCATCATCAAATTTAGGGAAAATAAAAAAGGGCCAAAAGCTCGGGGACACTTCAAAAATAGACCTTTCAGAGTGTTTAAAATATTGGCAAGGCAAAGAAACGAAGGGCGGTTTAAAGCTCTACCTCGAAAAAGCGGGCGAGTATTTATCTAGTTCTGAGGCTCCCAAAAGTGGGGTTCCTAGCTATATGAATGACGCGCCAAATCCTGAGGATATTCCGTTTTAATTTGGTCATTTTTTGGGGGGTGTTTGTGGTGAAAGATATGGTCATAGAGTACGAGATTTTGAACTGGAAAAAGTACAATCCGAAGGATATTGGGAGGGCCGTTTCGTGGTTTCGTGTTGAGGCAGATCTCATGCATGGCTCAAGCATTGCTCGACTAGATCACGGGCAGTTCCGCACATGGTTCGCACTACTGGCCAGGGGCTGCAAGGGCAGTGGTAAGGCAGTGGTCACGATGAAGTCTATCACTGCTGAGGCACAGACCAAGCATTGCGTCATCACTGCCTCACTAGAATTGCTGCAAGCCCTTGAAATGATTACTTACAGCATCCGACTGCCTAACGAAAAAGTGCTCCTACGTAACGGTACGGTACGGAACGAGACGGGACGGTACGGAACGGTACGAGACGATACAACCCCCTACAGCGAGGGGGTCGCAGTCGCTCCTAATCCCTCGCACTTACCGAAGAAAAAAACAGTCGTCAAAATCAAGGCTCCGAAAGAGCCAACGGCAACGGCCAAAGTTTGGAAAGCTTACGAGGAATCGATCAGCTTGCGTTACGGCTCAGGTCCGCCTTGCAATGCGGTGGTACTTGGGCAAGCAAAACAACTCGTAGCGAGGGTCGGAGCTGAGGACGCAGTTAACTTGGTAAAGTTTTTTGTTGGGCTTGATGACGCTTGGCTTAAAGAAAATTGCCATCCTCTTGGCTTTTGTCTCAAAGGCTGTGAATCCTATCTGCTAAAATTTAGGGCTTTGTCCGCTTCTACAAAACCAAAAACTTACGAAGAACAAAAAGCAGAGTATGCGGCTCAGGGCTTCAATGTTTCGAATTGGCCTGATGACGAAACAGAAAACCAAGACCAGGAAAAACAACAATGAACAACGCAAGGCAAAAAGCAGAGGGCTGGTTTCTCGGACACATCGCGAATGTTTGCGATTTAACCGAACAGCAGACGCTTATCGAAACCGCGATATCTCACGGCGTTTATTCCGGGCTGTTTAGTTCTCCAAGTCTTCCGAAAATTTGGGAGGGGATGCAGGAAGCATACGAGCGCGGGCTTTTGGCCTGCTTAGAAAATATCCCGATGTTTTTTTCAAACGAAGAAATGGGGGGCGGACAGCTTGCAACGTCACTCGCTGAAATCAGCATCAACGCGCCAATCGTCCAGTGCCCCAAATTTCTGCTCAGAACTTTTCTCGGCGAAGTCGCAAAAGACGTGGTCGATTTGAAAGCTTTGGAACTTCGCTCGAATCTGAGAGGCAAAGGCAACGTCGGTCCTGAGGTGGTCGCTGAAGAGGCTAATAGCGCCTTTGGAGCGTCTTTGATGGTCGGTGGGTCATTCACTATGCGGAGGACAATGGGCGCATCAGAACTCGCATTAGAGGCTTTAAACAGGCAATTGGAAGCTGAGCAAAATTTAGGCAGCTTGCAGGATGATTTCGTAACGACTGGCTTGGGTGGGCTTGACGATGCGCTAGGTATGGGCTGGAAAAGAGGCTCCCTTTATATCGTAGGTGCAAGGCCAGGGGTAGGAAAAACCATGCTTTCGCTGCAAATGGCGCTACGAGCTGCACAAGCTGGAAAAAGGGTCCTTTATTTCTCAATGGAGATGGATGCTCACGAGCTAACGGAAAGGCTTATATCGAGGATGGCAGCTATTGATAGTCAGGTGCTTTTGAAGAAGCAGATGAATGCCGATGAAAGTGGACGCTATTACGAAGCGTGTGAAGAGCTGAGGAGCCTACCAATGCAGATTAACGACTCTGCAATGCCGGACCTCGAAAAGATCTTTAGAACGGTTATGGCCGCGATGGCTACGCATGACGTTGACATTATTTTTGTTGATTACATTCAGCAGCTCAAACTTTCCGGCAGATGGCAGAATCGAGTTCACGAACTTACGGACATATCGGGGAGACTAAAAAAGTTTGCCCTAGAGCATAAAATTGTTGTGGTCGCATGTGCTCAATTGAATCGAGGGGCTGATAAAGACGTTGAACGCATACCTCGAAAAGTCGATTTAAAAGATTGTGGCTCACTAGAGCAGGATGCGGACGGGGTGATTCTCATTCATCGGCCATCAGTAAAGAATCCGCGATCGCAGGACGCTATAAATCTTGACAAAAACAGGCGAGGCAGCGAGGAGCTTTTGCCGATTTGGGTAGATGCGAGAATCGGACTAATAACTACGAGCAAGAGCAACAAATGAAACTACGCATGAAACAACGAAACGAGCCGGTTATCGACATGACCTACCTGGTTTTCAATCGAAGAAGAACTTTAAGGGAAAGGTTCCGCGAATGGGTATGCAAAATTTTTGGAAAGAGAGGCGAGCAATGATTGGCAGATCGGACGACGAAATTGAATGCGATGAGGTTCGGGCGATTGTCGATCTTGTTTCAGAGCTAGCGACACAGCCACAGGCGGTTTTCAAAATCATCGAAGAAGGCATGAGAAACCGCGTTTTAAGCGGCAAAGAAGCCTTGGACGGCAAGACCAAACCGTACTGGCTTGAACTTTCCGAAAGCGACTTGGCGCTGATTTATCTCAAGCACAAGAGAATGCGCCTATACGCTCAAGAGCGAGAACAGGCCGTTAAATATAAGGATTACGAATATGACCGCACCGAAGAATGCTGATAACGTTCGCCCGTTCTTTGACAACGGAATAGAAGAAGATCCCAAGAGCCATTGGGTCGATGAGTGGACGTTTGAGAAGGCCGCAAGGCTGTGTCGCCGGATGGATTTGTCGATGGAGACATTCCTGAAGCTCATCCGAGACAACAGGGCCAACGTTGAAGTTTATGACGTCGGTGAGAAAAACGTCCGCTATAAAACTTTGGATGTGATCCGCTTAATGCGAAGAAGGCATTGAACGGAGAAAATCATGAGTGTTCATAAAACATCAGAAGAAACCTGGCGCGTCAAATGGCGAGACAAGTTTGGAAAGCAGTACACCAGGCATTTTCGCCTGAAAGGTGCGGCGGGAGACGGCGCATGAAATCCTTCGGGCCAGGCATACTAGGATTCATCCGTCTCTTAATCCATCGTCGTAAGTGCAGAAAGAATACTGGCTGGGTTGTGAATAAAGGCGGCCGGCTTTTGAGTGTTTGTTGGGAGTGCAGAAATGAGTGAAACAGAAATCGCGGATAAAATCGTGCCGTTTAAGTGTTACTTTAATACCTGACTTTAATTATGGTATTACTTATATTCCGTTTGTAGCCAGGGAAACAAACAAACTGAGGGATACAAAATGAAAATCACCAAGAGCCTTGTAGCAAAAGTAAAAAAAAGTAATGCAGAACTTTGGCACACAGCGGCTTGGCATTGTTTCCAGTCCTTACCAGAAGTCGAAGCGGTCAATTTTGCCCTAGGTTTAGGTGAAGGCGACGTTATTGAAGAGGCGAATAAGTACCTACAGGCGCAACAAACGAAATGAAAATGATAAATGTAGAACAAAATCAGGCTGGAACAACTTACGGACTCGTGCGGGATAACGGTACGTTTGCTGTGTATGTCCTGGCTAGAAACTACGCTGGTCACGTAAGAGGTGGGATTTTGGCAACATGGCGTCTTTGTATTGAGGATGTTACAGAGCCTATCGCTAGGGAATATTTCAAAAAGAAGCTTGCCGGAAAGGTGCGACGATGAAACGTGCGTGTGTCCCATGGAGGGGCGTCGGGGGAAAAATAGGACGCTGTATTTATTGCGGTAAAGAGGTGAATACCCCGAAACGGTTACGGTAGGCAAGATCAACGGCAATATCAGCATTGAAGGGGAACACAAAATGATCGAGTTAAAAAAATCAGGTAGACCGCCTAAGCCACACAAAGAAAGATGCATTCGCTTTAGCATCGCACTACCGCCAAACCTAGCTAGATATCTGAAATCGAAGCTTCTGTACTCAAGGTACATTCAGGGGCTCTTGACTGAGGACATGGATAAGAAGAAGGGCGTTAGTAAGGTTAGGCAGAAATAATGGGGGCTTTGATGAGAGCATTTCATAATGATGCGGCAGTTAAAGAAAAATACCTTAGTCGAGTCGCAGAGCACATGCGGCTAGATGAGATTATAAAGGGTGAGTATTGGGAGTTAGGGAAAGGTTGCGCGGTGGGATGCACAGTACACAGCAACGATCATTCTGCTTATGAAACTGAGTTGGGGATACCCGCCGCCATTGCACATTTAGAAGATAGAATTTTTGAAGGCCTGCCAAACGAATTGGCGATGACATGGCCCACTCGTTTTTTAGAGGCGATTCCGGTTGGCGCGGATTTATCGGATGTAAAGTCCCATTTCTTCATTTTCCTTATGACTGATAGTAGCCAGTGCGGTTCAAGGCATCCTAGTTGTGCTCTTGTCGCCGATGCGCTGAGAATTGAATTAAGCGGTGGCGCTGTAGCGTGGAGACAAATACGAGCTTCTGCTTCCGCTTCTGCTTCTGCTTCTGCTGCTTCTGCTTATGCTGCTTATGCTGCTTATGCTTCTGCTTCTGCTGATGCTGCTGCTGCTGCTTATGCTGCTTATGCTGCTGCTGCTTCTGCTGCTGCTGCTGATGCTGCTTATGCTGCTGCCGCTTATGCTGCCGCTTATGCTGCTGCTTATGCTGCTGCTACTGCTGCTAAAACAAACGCCCACATCGCTCAATCCGAGAAACTTTTGGAACTTCTGAGGAATGCGGAATGAACGATTGCGAACTAAATGAAGAAATAATCTTAATGCAAGCGCGAGAAATTAAAACCCTTCGTGCTCGAAACGAAAAGCTGGAAAAAGTGGCGAAGGAGTCCCGCATTGCTCTCACTGTTTCATCCACATCAAACATGCTTTATCTACAGACCGCACTAGCGGAGTTAGATAGATGAGCGATTGCGAACGATGCGGAGAATTGAGCGAGCAGTATCATCGGGAGCTAGAAACATCGAGCAGGCTTTTGGCGGAATGCGAGCAACTCAAGGACGAACTAAAACGTATACTGGTTGCGCTTAGCGCGATGACTACGAGGGCGATTGAGGTTAGGCTAGGGGGCTAGCCGACAACGCGCAAGAACGGCCGCGCTGTTTAAGTGTTACTTTAATACTTGACTTTAATTATGGTATTACTTATATTCCGTTTGTAGCCAGGGAAACAAACAAACTAAGGGATACAAAATGATTAAGATAACTGTTGAGTACAAGGCGCAAATCGCAGAAGTAACGCGCAAAATGGATATCGCTTGCTTGTCTAATGTCAACTTGAGCAATGCGGCATACGAAATTGAAGTCGGTGATTTTAACGGCATTGACGGCATTGACGCAATTGTCGGCGCGAGTTTAATGAGCGTACTCTTCGGCAACGAAGGGGACACAAAATGATCGAGTTAAAAAAATCAGGTAGACCGCCGAAAACGGACAAAGAAAGATGCATTCGATTCAGCATCGCACTACCGCCAAACTTGGCTAAATACCTCAAGTCGAAGATTTTGTACTCAAGGTACATTCAGGGGCTTTTGATTGCGGACATGGATAAGAAGAAGAAGGCGCGGAAATGAGAGAACCAATGCGAGCATTTCATAACGATTCAGCGGTGAAAGAAAAATACTTAGCCAGAGTCGCAGAGCACATGCGGCTAGACGAGATCGTAAAGGGAACGTACTGGGAGTTAGGGAAAGGGTGTGCTGTGGGATGCACAGTGCATAGCAACGATCACATGGCTTATGAAACTGAGTTGGGGATACCTGTTGCCATTGCCCATTTAGAAGATAGAATTTTTGAACATATACCGAACGATTTAGCGATGACATGGCCCACTCGTTTTTTAGAGGCGATTCCGGTTGGCGCGGATTTATCGGATGTAAAGTCCCATTTCTTCATTTTCCTTATGACTGATAGTGGCCAGTGCGGCTCAAGACATCCTAGCTGCGATCTTGTAGCCGATGCGCTGAGAATTGAATTAAGCGGTGGCGCTGTAGCGTGGAGGCAAATACGAGCTTCTGCTTCTGCTTCTGCTTCTGCTTCTGCTGCTGCTGCTGCTTATGCTGCTTCTGCTTCTGCTTCTGCTGATGCTGCTGCTGCCGCTTATGCTGCCGCTTATGCTGCTGATGCTGCTTATGATGCTGCTTATGATGCTGCTTATGATGCTGCTGCTGCTGCCGCTTATGCTGCCGCTTATGCTGCTGCTGCTTATGATGCTGCTTATGATGCTGCTTATGCTGCTGCTGCTGCCGCTTATGCTGCCGCTTATGCTGCCGCTTATGCTTCTGCTGCTAAAACAATCGCCTACATCGCTCAATCCGAGAAACTTTTGGAACTTCTGAGGAATGCGGAATGAACGATTGCGAACTAAATGAAGAAATAATCTTGATGCAAGCGCGAGAAATTAAATTCCTTCGTGCTCGGAACGAGGAGCTTGAAAAGGTTTCTAAAAACTATGCGACTGCGCTTAGCTACCTGCTTGAAGAAGTCCCATGCTCTTGCTTAGAGGATGAGGGCGAGTGCTCAGGCTGCAAAAAGCGACGTAAAATTGAAAAAATGATGGGTGAGAAATGACTTTGATAGAAGCTTTGAAATCGGGGAAAAGGCATAGGGTAATTGGATCGGGTCATGCTTGGATCGTGGCCAAAAACACTGATTTTTTCCGTTACGATGAGATTTTAGCTGATTGGGAAGTTGAGCCTAAGCCAAGGGATTTCATGCTTTACAAAATGCCAGATGGGACTATTCAAGCACTGCCCGATAAACACAATGTGGAAGGTGAATTTATTTGTCGCGTTCGGGAGAACTTGGAATGATCGAGACTACGACACTTGAACGACTACGCGAATTATCAAATTTAGAGGAGCAAACATGAGCATCATCGGTCTAATTGTCACAATCGCAATCTTTGGTTTCATAGCTTGGCTGGTACTTCAGATTCCAATGCCACAGCCCTTTCAAAAAGTGATCATCGGGGTTCTGTGCTTGATTCTGATTCTCTGGATTTTGCAACAACTCGGCATTGATACTGGGATTGCTAAACTGAATTTGAGGTAATGGCGTTTGCCGGGTGAGGGCTCAATGAAAAACAAAACTATACTAGACCGATTGCCGATGGATAAGTCATCCGTGTTCAATGCGAATGGAAGCGTGAGAAAGATTGATCCGGCGACCAAAATATTTTTGTGTGTGAAGTGTAAAAATCACTATTTCATGCCGGAACTTCATGCGGGGAATGTGTGCAAATCTTGTCATGCAAAAAGGGTTGGCGATGAATCCAAAACTTCTCAGACTGATAGACCGCCACAAGGGGATACCGTGGAGGGGGTCGGATGTCCTAGCACTAGCGACAACAAAGTTGATGGAAGCGATGAACTCGATCATGCAGATGAACAAACCCGAGGAGATGCGAGTGATAGCGGCGAAGGTAACGAATGATGTTAACGGCCTGGTCGGCGAGGAGAAACCCAAATGAAGATCTGCGCGGTATGCAACGTAAGATGGGGCGAGGCAAAAGAAGGCGAGGAGCTTCAGATAGTCCGATGCCGTGAGCATGTCGGAAAGCTCTCATCCGCCGAAATTGAAGCGATGGGTTTGACGGCGGGGACATATCAGAAAGCCGAGAGGATGAAGTTGATTAGAGCTGGGAAACGGCTGTGAGCATTCTGAAAAAAGATGTGAGGCAGTTAACCAAGCAGATGCCTAGCTGCTTTACTGGCGAAAGTCTGAATTAACAGGCCTTCTTTGCAACTTTTTTAGCCGCTTTTTTGCCAGATTTCTTAGCTGTTTTCTTGGAAGCCATGTTCTGACTCCTTTCTATATCAAAGTGTTGATGTGACTTGCTCTTAGCATATAGTCCAATGTTATCTAAAAAAGATCAATGCTATGGTAATGATTGATGCCGCAACTCATAAGGTGAACAAATGGAAGCTGCTCTCGCTATTATCGGACTATTTATCGGGATACTAAGCGGGATTATCGCGATGGACTTCCGTCAAAGAGCGAAGGACCGACTAGCCTTGTACCAAGCTGAGGAGAGAATCAGGAAAGCTCAAGAGGCTTTATCTGAGCTGCATAACCAGGCAACTCATAATTTGAAAGTTCTTACCGACAAGGTTTCGGGGCTTGAAATGAAGATGATGGCTCCACAAGCCGCAACGGTTATGCGGAAATTCTAAAGTAGGAGAATTATAGTATGTTTAAAAAGGGGATGGCAAAAACGGGGGGTAGGAAAAAAGGAGCTACTAACAAGGCTTCTTGCAAGGTACTCGATCAACTTCTCGAAGAGAAACTATCCCCGATTGACGAAATTATGAAGCTCCTACCACTAGTCGGACCCGACAAAAAAATCGATGTTTGGCTAAAACTCATGAGCTACTGCTATCCGACTCTTAAGGCTATTGAAGTAACGGGTGAGTCGGGAGAGCCTATCAAGGTGACTTCGGACAACATGGCGGTGCTTTGGCAGATAGCTAGGCAACAGGCGGTTGGAACTAATAAGGAATGATTAGCTATACCGATGCAGCTCACGCCATGTGGAATGCAGGCTGCTTATCGTACAAGCTCTGGGACCAACAACTACCGATCTATCATGCCATACGAGACTTACCTCCCGAAGTCGATGAACCAGTCGTACTTTGCAGCAGACAATTTGGAAAATCGTTCATGGGCGTAGCTATGGCTGTGGAAGACTGCCTACGCTTCCCAGATCGATCCATAATGATAGTTGGGCCTACTTATGAGCAATGCCGGGATATCGTTGTACCGAGGCTTGAGAGGATCATAAAGGACGCTCCTCCTGGTGTGGTCAGAAGGCTCAAATCCGAGAAGAGATGGTACATAGGAAACTCAGAGTTAATAATCGGGGGCTTCGATGTTAACTCATCTTCTCAAAGGGGCAAGACACTCCAAAATATCTACATCGAGGAAGTGGTCGATAGTTCGCCGGATAGTTATATGGAGTCGATGCGCTCAGATCTTGGTCCGGCACTAACCCACTCGGACGCCGGAAAGATGATCTTTCTTACTACCCCGCCAAAGATTCCAGACCACCCATTTATCACCGAGACGATGGCCAAGGCTGAGCTTAGCGGATGCCTTTATATCTATACCATCTACGATAATACGGCCCTAACTCCGGCACAGTTCGAGGCTTGCGTAAGAAGGGCTGGCGGAGTTCATACGGATGACTGGAAGCGTGAGTATCTATGCCAAGTCATCAGGGACAGATCTATCGTCCTAGCTCCCGACTTCGATCAACTGCTGCACGTTAGAGATTTTGAGATCCCAAGTCCGGTAAACCTCGAAGTATATGCAGATTGGGGCGGAGTGAGGGACTTCACGGCAGCTTATCTAGTCGGTCATGACTTTCTACAAGCGAAGGATCTTTGGATCGATGAGATTTGGTGGCCACACAACACATCGACCAAGAAGATAACGGATGATCTTAAGGAGCGATGGCTATCTCAGTACGATGTGAAGTCGATCGTTGTGGACGCCTCTGGACAGATTCAGGTCGATATCTCTCAGACACACGGGATCGAAATCAGAACTCCTACGAAAGAGGACTGGGAAGCTAACATCAATGTGGCCGCGAATCGTTTCACCACTAACAAAGTTTTGATTCATCCCAGATGTGAGCTACTTGTGCAAACTTGTCGATCTGGTACTTTCAATAAAAATCGAACAGACTTTAGCAGATCGAATACGCTGGGCCACATGGACGCATTCGCAGCTTTTATGTATGGCACGAGACATATCGATAGATCCTCGCCATATACGGCCGGGAACTATCCTTCTCAGACGCAATGGATTCCGCCTACTATCAACAAAACGGCACCGATTCTACCAAAGCAGGGATTTACTCAAGTTGAAAGAAAGGTTTTTGGAAATGGAACCAGAAGAAAAATGTAAAGCTCACGGAACGTGCTCGTGCTTTTCAGAGAAACTTAAAGTCTTAGAGCGAAAGCTTGAGATTGCGAAAAAATATCTTGAAGAGTGTTGCCCTAGTCTTAATTTCCAGGCCCTAATCCACATGGCAGAGGCGCATCTTAAATGAAAATTACAATCTCAAGGCTTCTGGAAATCTCAAAATATCTAGCAACTGAAGTTGGGCAAAAGATCCCAGACTTCTTTCAGTATATGGGGACGTTCGTAGAAGAAGTGATCAGAACGCTAAAGAATGGGGTGACTCTTGCCGACAACCTCGCAGGCGAAATCAAGATAGTAAATCTTAAGCATGACACTGAGCAGATCATTCAAGTTTCAGGGCATGTGACCGCGGCTCAGGTCATGAGGATAGTGAAACAGGGCGAGACTTCTACAAGTTTTGGTTGGTGGTACGACTCCCAAGGTAAGCTAGCCGTTAAGGTGACTTACGGATCGACTCCGACACCAACCGAGGCGCTGGAAGTTCATCTGTTTTTCTATAACTAGGCGCGCAAATTCTTCCTCTCGTGTCACGGTTCCTTGTAGTTGTGTTAAAGTTACTATAAGTTCTCCTTATACCAATCATATGAATTCATAACCTCTACCCTCAATAACGGCGAGGCACTTAATGTCTGATGCAGCGAACGCTGCTGGGGGCGCTAGTGCTCCTGGCGCTATTTCTGGCAACCAAAAACGCGAGTATGTACCCACTCCCAAAGTGCAAGTACAGACACCAACGAAAGCTCAACCATCGAAAGAAGGCGAGTCATCGAATCCGTTTATGGGAACTAAACACAAGGTAAAGGTTGACGGCAAGGACGTAGAAATCGATTACGAGACGCTAGTGCGGGACTATCAGATCAGACAAGCATCTGACCGACGTTTCCAAGAAGCTTCTCAGAAAGAAAAATCCGTTCAGCAAGTTCAACAGGCTTTGGAAGCTGGTGATCTATCCTTCTTAACCCAAAAGCTTGGCAAGGCGAAAGCCAAAGAGCTGATGGAAGATTTCTTGATCAGAGATCTTGAGGAAGAGGAACTAAGGCGACAAAATCCGGGCGAGGCTAGAGCACGCGAACTCGAGGCTAAGCTTAAAGACCGAGAAGATAAAGACAAGGACGATGCCGACAAGAGGGCTAAGGTTGAAAAAGAAGCGACTCTTAAGCAGGCCCACGAAGACCTCGACAAGGAAGTTGGGGACGCTCTGAAAGCCTTGGGTAGAAAACCCACTCCGAGACTAGTCATCAGAATCATCGATGAGATGATGGCCAGGATGGATGCTAAGAAAGAATCTTTGCCAGCCGATAAAGCTTCTCAGAAAGCAGTTTCCTCGATCCATGAAGATATCAAAGAGTTTTTGCCACAGCTCGAAACCCCGGAGCTTGTACAAGTTCTGGGACTAGATATTGTGAAAAGAATCTCCGAGTACCAAGCAAATCAACTCCTCTCTGATCGTTCCAAAGTTCGTACTAAACCTTCGGACGCGAAAGCTCCACAGGCTAAGAAGAAGCTAGGAATTGACGAGTGGATCAACTCAAGAATCAAACAAGCATAAAGGAAAAAAGACGATGCGAGATTTAGCATTATACAATGACCAATTGGATAGGACTCAGCCTCAAACGCTGAAGCTTCTTTACAAACTAACGGCCGCAAAAACTGTAATTGCTATCCCAGCTCATAGCGCAAGCTTAGTTGCTTTCGATGCTATTGCTTCGCAAGCGGTTATTGATAGCTTCCTTGGAACGACTAACGAGTTCTTGCTTGCAGCTTTCGATGCTACATCGATGGGCGCTGATGCGATGGCAGTTATCGTCAATATGGGCGGCCAAGCTAGAAGCGTTTTGAACATGGTAGCTCGCTGCTACTCAGCTTCTAACACTTTGGTTGAGCGTCAAGACCAAGTTTCAACCGGTTTAACTGCTTCAACTTTGGAAACAAAAATCGCAGTAGGCGCTAATGGTAACATCGCATTGAAAGTAGACTGGGGTAACAGTCCTGACATGGACACTCTGGCTGCTGGAACTATCGAAATTCTTATCGATTGGCTTCCTAAATAACTAAAACACTCGAAAGGGGTTAAATACAATGCAGGTATCAGACAATACAGTAATTGATCTATTCAAAGAGACATACGGCCAGGACCATGACTTGGTTCCTAACGATCAGCAGTTAGAAAAAGACATTCCTTGGGAAGAAAAGGGGAAAGTCGGCGACAAGTTCAAGGAAGACGTAATTTTGGGCGCAGAAGTCGGAATCACTTTCGGCGGATCAGCTCAAAACGCTTTCACAATCAACCCGGCAATCGCTGGCGCTGTGAAACAAACAGAAGTTGAGCCTTATGTTTCGGTTCTTCCTTCTATCCTCCCTTTCGCCACTATCTCACGATCAATGGGCGACAAAGTCGCTTTCATGGAAGCTACAAAGTTCATCACTCGCAACAATTTGAAGTCGCACAGCGCTTTGAAAGAAATTTCTCGCTGGTACGGCCAAGCGACTGAAGGCTTGGGATATGTTTCATATGCAACTGCGACCTATCGCGGTGTTTCTTTCACAGCGGGCGCGGCGACTCTTAACGGAATCGTGTTTGCTACAGGCGGAATCAGCGCAGCAAGTAAGATGATTCTTTTGGCTCCCGGATCTTTCGCGGCTGGCCACTGGGTCGGCAAAAAGGGAATCAAAGTCAACCAAATTGCAACTAGCTCGGGCTTAGTAGTGGCTTCTGGCAAATTGGTTCGTCCTTATGCGCAATTCGGCTACATCGAAGTTGATTTCACTCCCGTAGCAGCTTCTTCCGCAACTTCTCACAAGCTTGTTTTCGACGGCTGGGAAACTCAGGGCGAAATGTTCGGCGTTAAGTACATCCTCGGAACAACGGGCACTGTATTCGGCATCAACAACTCGCAATATGAGTTGTTCGCCGGCAATCTGTACGCTTGCTCTGGGAAGCTTACACTTGCAAAGCTGCAAGAAGGTATGGCTAACGCTGTTAACTGTGGCGGACTTGAAGGCGCAGTTAATTGTTACGTCAATCCTAGAACTTGGGGAACTCTCGCAAATACCGAAGCTGGCCTTCGTGTTTACGACAAGTCCTACTCTCCAAATAACGCTGCAAACGGATTCATGGACATTGAGTTTTACACTCAGACCGGAAAAATCACCGTCAAAGCGACTCGCAACGTAAAAGAAGGCGATGCATTCGTTCTGAAACCAGAAGTTTGGCATCGATCGGGATCAGCTCAAGTCGGTTTCAAAGTTCCTGGAATGGGACAAGATTTGATCGAGCAATTGACTAACCAAGCTGGTTATCAGTTCAAGTCATTCAGCGATGAATACATCTTCACTGCTGAACCGAATCAAAACCTTTATATCTCTGGCATCAACGACGAATCCGCTACTTAGTAATGTAAAACTTGGGGAACGGTCAGGGGAAACCTTGGCCCTCCCCCTTTTTTTTGAGGTTATCAAATGGCTTCCTCAGGCTCATGGGATGGAACAACCTACTCAATCCCGACTTCAGGCGAAGTAAACTGGCCTTCTCTCTCGAACTTTCTCATAGCCTTGCGAGATCGGGCCGGAGTTACAAAGCAGATGAAGCAGGCGGTAAGGGTTGCTGTTGCGACTCCCGTTACTGTGGCGAACGCAACTGATTTCGCGGTTGTTATAAATCTAACTGTTGCCGGTGCTACTGCTGTATCCCTTCAAGCGGGGTCAGATGGGCAAATCTTCGCAATTGTCGATGGCAAGCCAGACGCAGCGACAAATAACATCACGATTACTCCAAACGGTGCCCAAACCATCAAGGGCGCGGCTACTTTAGTTTTAAACCGTAATAGCCAATGCGTTATCATCCAATACCACGCAGCAACAACAGACTGGAAAGTCCTAGCGAACATCCTTTCGCCTGGCGCAATCAATGCGGCTGATATCGGAACTGGTACGGTATCAAATGCTGAGTACGGCTATCTTGACGGTGTGACTTCGGCGATTCAAACTCAGATTAATACGAACGCATCATCCCTATCAGACCACATCGCCGACACAACGGACGCACATGCTGGGACTGCGTTAACGAATACACCAAGTGGAAACCTCGCGGCTACTACGGTCCAAGGTGCTTTAAACGAACTTCAAACGGACGTTGACACAAGAGCTACATCAAGCACATTAACTTCGCACACATCAAGCATATCGAATCCTCACTCTGTTACTGCATCCCAAGTTGGGCTAGGGAATGTAGATAACACCTCTGATGCAACTAAAAATGCTGCTTCGGTAACACTCACGAATAAGACAATTAGCGGATCATCTAATACTCTTACAAATATTCCAGCGGATACTGCTATCACGGGCCTGCTTCCTCTTGCTAACGGCGGGACAGGAGTAAATGCGGCAACAGCGGATGCGCTACTTAATACGCTGCTCCCTTCGCAGGCGGCAAACAGCGGAAAGCTTCTTAGCACTAATGGAACTGTTTCATCTTGGGCGTCGGCGGCAAGCTCGACACTCAACGCATTCAATACCGACATAGGAAATAGCTCTAATACCAGAACGGCTACGGCTACAAATTTGCTTGGTGACGTTAAAGCAAACTATTTTACCGGCACCTTTACTGTGACAATTGCGACTCCGGGTGTATTCACTCTGAATTCTCATGGAATGGCAAACGGCGACAAGTTTTATCTAACAACCACCGGGGCCTTACCTACGGGGCTCAGTGCCAGCGCGACATATTACGCTGCGAATGTTGCTACCAATACATTCAACGCGTCTACCTCGTTAGCGAATGCGATAGCTGGTACATACGTAGAGACATCAGGCTCGCAGTCGGGAACGCACACCTTAGTGACCGGGGGCCTAAAGCTACAACCATGTTGGCCGTACGGCGTTACCACAAGTTTTAGCTCAACATTCTCATTTACTGGTGCGGGGACAACTGGCTCCCTGACCTTGAGACTTCAAAGAGTCGGCGATTGGGTTACGCTATATCTCCCAAGTTGCACAGCAACGCCAACGGTGAGTAGTGCTGCCTTAGTAAACAATACAAAAATACCAGTCGGCTTTCGTCCTCTGACGGTTACTCAGGGATGTACGCTTGGCGAGATGCTCAATTCTGGCGCAAGAACTGCTGATGCGGGGCTGGCGCAAATTAGCACAGCGGGTGACATTTCGATTTATCGTGATGGAACCGAAGGAACCTCGACATTCGCAAACGGATCGGCCGCAGGTATGAATCGTAGCCAAACAATGACCTACTATGTTGGCACAGGAAGTTAATTTTATAAAAATAACTATACGAGGAAGCGAGAAATGAAGGTTCAATCGGCAGAAATACTAAGGAACGAAAACGCAGTAACAACGGAAACGAGCGCGCCTTTTGATGTAGCGGCTATGGACGGAGCGTATTCCGTTCATGCGGTGTGGGACGTTAACACTCCGGCAGCCAAAACTTTCGACTCGGGGGTATATGAAGTATCAACCCTGACATTCGATACAAAAGCAAACACTGCACATCAAGATTTTATTATCGTTTCGGCTGCTTCCGGTGTTTCGTATGCCGTAGCATTGACTAAGCCTGTCGCCGAAGTGCAGACACTTACTTTCGAAGCGAAGGCCGCTACTGATAACGGAGACTTTGTTATCGTAGAAGATACGGCCGGAGTTAAATATGCGATTGCTGCTGATACAACCGGGGGCGCTCTTGTAACACCTTCTGGCGCTC